CCGCACTTGACTGCTCATAGAAGTCAAACTGTTTCTGCATCTGTTCGCCAACCAACTTGCTAACAGCACCTGTGCTGTCATCACGTAGTTTAACTGAAATCGTTTGCCATTTTGGTTTACCAGCATAGTGGATCTGGCTGTTGTAAATGTGAATAGTTTGATCTTCAAACTGCACATTAGGACGAGCGGCAGATATCACTTGTTTTGTTAGTTCAGTTGTAGGTGTACTAACGCCAAAGTTTTCAAACGACAGACGGAATCTGTATTTGAGCTTTGGCATTAACATGCCTTGCGATGTTGCGCTTTGATCCGATGCTAATGGTACTGTAAAATTAGCTAATGTTGCGATTGCCATGTTTTTTCTCCGTTATTGTCCAAGACCTTTGATAGCGCCAGTATTCTCAAGTCTTAATGGAATGTAAATGAATTCTGCGGCTTTCACTGGTTCAATTGCTACGTCAAGATACAGTTCGCTACGATCAATTCGAGCTGGTGTATTATTAGTTGTATCGCAAACTACCAAGTAGTCATAGATAGCACGTTGACCCACTAATTCTAGTAATAGGCTTTCTGCCGCGCCTTTAATTTCGTTGCGTGTAATCGTGTCGTTTGGTTCAAACACATAAGGTTTAGCCAACTGACTGAATTGTCTACGTAAGTAAACAACTAAACGTGCCACGTTAATACGATCCAAGCTACTTGCGGCCAATTGACGTGTGTATTGTCCGTAAGCAACTAGTCCGCTACCGCTGATAAATGTAATTGGATTTACATGGATTGCGGCCAATGCATCGCGTTGTCCGCTGTTTAGTGCTACTGATTGGAATTCTCCAGTTTGTGCATCAACATATCCTACGGCACTTGCATTGGTAATGCCGCCGCGACGTGTACCGGCTGGTGCAAACCATGGATAGCTGACATTATCGCTTAGAGCAATAGTGCGCAACATCATGTGGCTTGGTGGAACAACAATGTTGTTGCCTAAATTGTCACTGGTGTACCCCCATGGGTAGTAGAAAGCACAATATGGATCAGTTGTTAACAATCCGTCGTCGCCGTTATCAACAGCTCCCTTCTTATTATTACCCCAATTACTTAAACTGGTTGCATCAGCAGACAAGCGAGCTGGAGCATCAGCAACAATAAAGCTGGCTAATGCACGGTCGTAATTTAATGCAATTAATTCATTAACTGCTTCAGGATATCCTGGGCAAGCCAACAAGTTATATAACAATGAATCTTCGTCACGAATAGCTTGATTGCTGTTGATCAATGCCTGCAAAGCCTGTACAACTACTGAACGTTGAGCTTTACGTCCAAATGTTCCGGCACCGTTTGATTGATTAGCCGCAATGCTTACCCAACGATGTGGATAATATGTTGCCTGGCTAACGCCTGCTGGAGCAGATTGACGATAGTTACGTACTGTAAGGTCAACATAGTTTTGTTTGAATTGTTTAACATTGAATGAGCTACGACGAGTGTTCCATAGCAACATGCCTTTTGGATACAGTGCAGGATCTGGGGCATCAAAGTCAACATAATCACTTGCCAATAAATCTACAATGGATCCAATTGGTGCTACGGTAGCTGTACCGCCAGTGAGTCCCTGTCTAGCATCAGCAAATACAATACCGTTTTCACTGGTCTGGTCACTAGTGTCGATTTGTACCCATTTTTTAGTAACACTGTTGTACTTGTACATTGTTGGGTAATTTTCTAAATCGCTTGTGTCAATCCAAATGTCGCCTGTTACAAGTGCAGTAGAACCATCTGATTGTACTGTTGGCTTAGTAGCACTGATGATCGGACCATTTATGTCTGCTGTTGTTACAACATTTCTATAACCTTTCCATGCTGAGCCGCTGTTAATAAGAATATCAACTTCTGCCACGCTGGCATTGTACCATATTGTGCCATCTGCTGTGGTTGTTGATGGAGGTGTTGCGCCGGTTGTTAAACCAGCCGCTAGCAATGAAACTGCTTTCCAGTTACTTGCTACACCAAATGTGTATGTTGCTTCTCCTGACGGTGCTGAATATAAGTTTGCAGTTGTCCCGGCTGTAAACATCAGAGACAACGGAGTTAATGTCACGTTGGCAAAACGAATTTCACCGCCCAATTTATGGTTGATTAACAGTTGATTGCTTGCATTAACACTGGATGTAATATTTACAAACCCAGCCGCATTGATTAAACCAGAAATAGTGGTTGCATCAGCACTGGTACCGGTACCAGTAAATGTAATTGTTTTGGCACTGCTCAAACTAGCACTGCCTTGTAGACTTTCTGCCATTTGGAAAGCATAAGTTGAACTGTTAGTAAATGTAGTAGTTGTACTTGTACTTGTAGTTCCAACAATTTTACTTGTAATTGTAGTAGCACCTGTATTAGCACGAGTATATAAATTAAAAGTAGCTAATGCTGGAGTACCTCGAGCAGAAGGTGTTCCGGATCCTGTATTTGCATCAGTTTCAAAGAATGTATTTTCTGCATCATTAAATTTAACGTATGCTGTGCCTGCCGCAAGATTTAAACCAGCGCCTGCTGTATCTAGGCTATACAATGCTGTTTGAGCGTTGGCATAAACTGGTGCATCGACTGATGCAAAAGAATTTGTAGTTGTACTGTATTTGTAAACTGTAAAACTTGCACCTAAATTAGCATCTGTAGTTTTAATCCATACAGATCCTGTTGGACGAGGATATGTATCTCCAGACTTGAATGTTGGAACACTGGTATGTGCGCTGATTGCTAATGCAGGAGCATAAAAGTCGCCTGCTGTAATTCCCAAACTGGTCAGAGGAGTTCCGCTGGTATTTGCCAGCGTAATCTTGTTTACAGTTCCATCAGCATAGATTATCAATTGACCATCTGTGCCTGTTCCAGCAGTAACGCCTGGAATCAGTGTGGCAATATTACTGACTACTCCAGCAACACTGGTTGCACCTGTGATGATCAGAGATACTTCAGTTTCTGAGCCAGCTAATGATCCAGTAGCTGTTGTTAATGTAATCGGAACGCCGCCGTTTGTTGTACTAACACTGAACAAATTGCCAGTCACTTGGATAACATAATATGTAGTTGCGGCTGAAATACCACCAAATGTTGTGCCAGTGAATACAATAGTATTACCTGGGCTAAGTTTACTACTTGCACCTGTTGCTGTGATCGCACCAGTTGAACCGTCAAGTTTTGTAACTTTGGCAGTTGTGCTTAGTACAGTACCACTAATTGTAACTGCTGTGCCGCCTTTAGTTAAACTTACGTTAAAACCGGTGCCTGACAAGTTACTTGCTAGCACATAATAACGTGTAGCGGTTGAAATACCGTTTGCACCAGCCGCAAATTCAACAATGTCGCCTGCCGCTAGTGTGTTAGATGCTGTAACAATGTTATTAAGTACAACTGTACCGGTAACAGTGATCACTGTTTGTGCTGTTGTAGCTGTGGCTGTAATTGCTGTGGTTTGTGTTGGACTAGCAACAATACTAAATGCATCGCTGGCATTTAAAGTAGGAGTACCTGAACCCTGAACAGTTGGCCAAGATTTAGTCCATGCATTACTACCAACTTGTACCCATGTACCTTGATAGTTTTTAAAGAACAATTTGTATGGTGTTGCTGTTACAACTAGTGCATAACTGCCGATTGAACCAATGCTTGCTAATGGATCGCCACTACTTGTGCCGCCAACTTGTTGTGTTGTGCTACTAATAATTGTTGGAGCTTTGTTTGTAAATGTCTGGGCGCCTACGCTGGTTGCTGATAGTGCAGAACCGTTCCATTCAAATATACCAAATACTGAATCTGCTGTGTCAAACCACCAAGCACCGTTAACAGGAGCACCTGCTGGAGCTGTAGTAGTTGGAGCCAATGCGCCTAAATCAACATCAGCACGTACTACGTATGCGCGACTGCTAACACCAAGGTAGCTATATGCCGCTTGGAGTCCATATTCGTTGCGTTCACCTGCGTGAACTGGGTTATTGCTAGCATCTGTTTCGAACATTGGTGTACCAAAAGTACTGCCTAAGTCCATTTGACTTGTCATCAAATAAACTTTGCCTGCATTTGCTTTTAGTGTTCCTAGTGCTGTGCCTGTGCCAGCGCCATTTGCTTTATCTTGTTCGGTTGCTACGATAATTAAAGGTGTTGTACCTGGGGCGGCAGGTGTATAGAAGCTTTCGTCTATTACTGTAACCGCTACGCCTGGGCTGTTCAATTGTGCCATTGTTTAACTCTCCGGTGAATACAAGTTCAATTGTATTTATAGATAAATTACAAATCTGAGCTAGTATAGCACCTGAAAAAGGCACAAAAAAGGCTTAAATATAAAATGCGACCATTATGTAGATGCGGAAGAGCTCCAGTAGCCATCAATTATTACAAAGAAGGGCAACCATACTATCGACGAGTATGCGGTGCTTGCTTACGTGGTGTAAAAATAGCCCGTTGGCAACATGCTGGCTATAAATTAAAAAATACTTGTGATAAATGCGGTTTTAAAAGTCTGCATAAAGAAGTATTTGCTGTTTTTCATGTGGACGGTAACTTAAACAATTGCCGGCATACTAATCTTAAGACAGTGTGTGCTAATTGTCAGAGAGTGCTACATAAGGAAGGGATTCAATGGAAGCAAGGGGATCTTGTACCAGATCTTTGACCTTAGACATAAGCTCGTCAATAGTTCCATCATTAGTTAAAACAGCATCAAATTTAGTGCCAACCCAGGCTGTTTCGCTAGCATGTATTTTTAATTGTTTCATACGGTTTGAAGCAAGAGCCCAATTCATACAGCGGTCGCCTGCATTCATATCCGCGGCATCTCGATACCACTCGGGTTCTGCGCCACGTTTTACACGGATAACAATGCCACCTGCTTCTTTAATTGATTTAATTTCGTTAGGAAAACGACAATCGCTGATAACAATGTCGTCAGTGCTGTTGCGTAGTTTGTTTTCCAAGCTGGCAATCCAGATATCATCGTGAAATGCTCGACGACACACTTCAGTGCCCCAATATTGTAATACCCAACGTGGAGTAAGATTAGGC